AATCTATTATATTGGCAGTAGTTGCCGAAACTATTGGAGTTGCAGGCGTTGCCGAAACTATTGGAGTTGCAGTCGTTGCCGAAACTATTGTATTGGCAGTTGTTGCCGAAACTATTGTATTGGCAGCTATCGCCGAGACTATTGTTGTTGCAGCTATTGCCGAAACTATTGTAGTAGCAGCCATTGCCGAATCTATTATATTGGCAGTAGTTGCCGAAACTATTGGAGTTGCAGGAGTTGCCGAAACTATTGGAGTTGCAGGAGTTGCCGAAACTATTGTATTGGCAGTTGTTGCCGAAACTATTGTTGTTGCAGTTGTTGCCGAAGAACACATTATTAGGCAAGGTCTGCGAGAGTTGCATCTTGTTGCCGTGCATGTTTCCACTTAAAGAAGCATCGGTATTTTCATCAGTGTTAAAAGTGAAGAAGGCGAAGTCCTTCCCAGTGGTATTAGAAAGGATTTCGGTCATATCATCTTCCCAATACTTATCCTCGTCTGCTATACCTGCCCACACGAATGAACGGACACCTTTGTCAAACATTGCTCTAACATTATTGCAAAGTTGCTGCATCCATAATGTGTCATTCTCTTCTGCGATGTATTCTTCTGGTGCTTCAAGTTCATACCTTACAAACATGATGTTCTTGAAGTCATACGGAAGGTCGTTATTCCACTCGTCAATCATTCGATAAATAACACCCTTGCCGTTCTCAGCATCAGCCCAAGCGAATCTCTCTGCATCATTGTCAAGAGAGTACCAAAGTTTCCAAGCAGCAAGGTTTGCACCTGCCTCAGTGAAGTAGGTATCGCCCTCATGGACTATCGCCCTCGCTTCCTCGCTGAGAGTCTGCGAATCAGTAGCCATCACAATGACATCAAATGCGTGACCTGCCGACTGCGTATTCGCTTGAATCGTGGTGGTCTGATAGTCCGTGATTCTGTAAAACATGCCTGCCTTGAGTTGCCCTGCATTCCTCAATGCAACGAGGTCAGCATACAAGATAGGAGTCATGAGGACTGCATTCGCAGCAGCCTCAATGCCATCCTCCAAATGTGCGAAGACATCCTCAGTGATTACCTGTCCTGTCTTCAAGTTTAATCTTTCGTATCCCATAATATTCATCTGTGGTTAAACGGGTTTATCCTAATTTGGCCGTGCCAACTACGGCAGAGCCTACGAGATTGCTAGGTGCTGACGGTGTATCTCCACCGCCGCCTGAGATGATCGCGTCCACCTTTCGGCTCAGCTCGTCAAGCCTTCCGGAAAGAGTAGAGACCTGAGCGGCCAGCTTTGTGACTGTCTGGGTCAGTGTTTCCACTGCGGTCTTTTCAGCCTTGTTTCCCAGCGCATCGGCAGTGGTCTGCGCCATCTGGGTAAGCGACAGCCTCACGCTTTCTTCGAGCGACTTGAGGGCCGCGCTGCTGGCCTTGTTTCCGAGGGCGGCGTTGGTATCTCGCACGTACTGTTCGAATGCATCCTTGCTGGCTCTCCTGGCGAGGGCTTCAGTGACGGCCTTCTGACTCATTACCCAGTTAGAGTTGTTGCCCTCCTGCTGGGTGACATTACCGTCGAAGCCTCGCACCGGCAGGAGGTTCCACGGTGTGACGCCGTCTCCTACCTTGTACTGGTCCGGGTTGTCGCTGATAATGCCCAGCTCTCCGAGGAGGAGCACCGGGTTCGCGGCTGCCCAGTTGGCTGCTGTGTCGGTGCGCTGTCTGACGCGCGCCTGTATTACTTGTTTTGTCATGTCGTTTATTTTCCGATGATACGTATTGTCGTTCTGTTGCTTCGCATCCTGCCCGCCACCTTGTACTCAGGGAAGCTGCGGCAGTTGCTTGCCAAATAGTTCACGGCCTCAGCCATGTAGGCATCAGCCTGACTGAACAGCTCGCGGTACTGTCTCTGTCTTTCAGAAGTGCCCGCCTCGGTGCTGTACTGGTCGTCCTTGACCACGCTGCCATAGGTAGAGGCCTGAATGTTGCCGTCGCGGACGATGCGCGCGAGGGTATAGTATGCGAGCGCAGTCTTCACACCAGTGAGAAGGCGCTGCTCTCCGCGTCCGGTGATCCAGATGCCGCCGTTCAGCAGGAGATCGTAGCGGCTGGTCGCAGTAAATGCGTTTTCCGCTCCGATGACCAGCGAGGCGTCATCCGTGCAGTCTATGACCTCGAAGTCGTCGTACAGCGCAGCAGCGCCGCCGTCATAAATGACGTCGAAGCCTTCCAGCACTCTCAGGTAGAGAGCATCGCCAAGCCTTGGCTTGAGCTCGACGCGCTGCGCCTCCGCGATCATGGCCTCGGCCATGTCTCGGTCAGTGGTGCAAGGGCGCGCCAGCCTGCTGATGTCTTCGTATGTGATCAGGTTTCTCATGCTTTTGTCGGTGTTGTGAGGTCTACGAGGGGGATGACGGCGAGGTTCGCTGAGTTAGGCTCAGCAGGCAGAGGCTGCACGGGTGTCCAGACGCTCAGGAGGGCCTTGTAACAGCGCGTGAGGGCCTTCTGCGTCTTGATCTGACGCTTGGCATAGTCGCGCTCCACATCGGCCACCAGAGTGCCAGAAAAGCCCACCTTTCCGTTGCGGAGGCTGAGCCATCCTTCCTGTCCGAAGGCCGAATAGATGCAGTCCTTGACCTCCGTCGCAGTCTGAGTGAAGTCCTTGTCGTAGTTGTTGCCCTGCATGTTGATGAACTCCGGCATCTCCTCTTTGCTCTCGACGGTTATGTCGAGGATCTTGAGGGCTTCGGTGTCACCCTGGAGCCCAGCGAGGTCCTCTGCGTACTCCTCGGTCTCCACCTGCGGCTCGTCGTCTGAGTCATCGCCTGAGTACGGCGAGCCCTGACTCTTGAGACGCACGAAGGCGCCCGCAGGAAGAAAGTTGTTCCTGACGTTACGCAGCATGATGTTGCTGAGTCCCTCGTCGGTGCTCATGTCCGAAAGTACAGAGTGATAGCGGGCATACGGGTAGCGCATGAAGCCCTCGCGGGAGCAGTAGTACACCTGTCCCTTGAAGAACTGCGGGCCGCCCGCCTCCTGGATCTGTGCAAGGACTATGGCCGGATCAGGGTTGAAGACGTCGAGATAGTCGACAGTCTCCTGCGCAATCTTGACGACCTTTCCGTTACGGGTGAGCTTGCCGGACCAGTCCGGATGCAGCGCCACTTTGCGCACCACGCCCTCCTCGTCGCACTCGCAGATGCGGGCGTTCTCGAACGGGATGTGGTGCAGGCTGACGATGTTCGCGTCTATGTCGTAGTTCACGTGGATGGCGAAGCCGTCATACTCTCCGAGGTCACCTGATACGAGCCCGTGTAGGTCCGCAAGGGTCTCGCCGTCAAGATTGACAATGAAGCCCGCCAGAGCCTCAGAAGCGATGCCACGTCCTTCGATGAAGTCGATGTATCGCTCGAGACAGCCTCGGCCGGTCTTCGAGCTCAGGACGATATTGTGCACGTTCTGCGGGTACAGGTTGTCGGCGTCGTACGACTTGATGCCCAGGTTCTTCAGGAACTTGGGATCGAGCGCGCTCTCAGCCTTTGGCAGCTTCGATAGTTTCATAGCTTAGCCCTCCTGCTCTGTTTCCTTGATGAGAGCCTTCACGGCCTTCGACTTGTGCTCTTTTGGCACGCGCTCGAACTTGCCGCGAGCCTCTGGGAACTTAGTGAGATATGCAGCCGCCACCTCGTCGGTGAGGTTGTGGCGCGAGTACGCCTCGGTGCCTATCCAGATGATGACGCCCGGGCGAAGTCTGTATTTCTGTTCGTTAGCCATTTGTTTGCGTGTGTTAAGTGTTTTATACAGGACCAGGACCGCATCGGCGTATCTGTCTCGGCAGCCGCATTCGCGAACCTTCTGCCCCGTTTCTTCCTTGTGCAGCTCCTCGATGATAGCTATGTCATCGGGGCTGAAAACTGAATCGTCTCCGCCAGCCTTCAGAAGCGAGCGGAGACGTGTCAGCTGGTCCATAGCCTCCTGGTAGTCCATGACGCGTTAGGACTAAGATGTTAGTCGGCGATCTCGAGCAGTGAGTCGAAGATGGCCTTTCCTGCCTCGTAGGTCTCTCCGAGATACATGCGCGACACAGGTGCCGCAGTCTCGGTGAGGGTGTAGAGTCCGCCACCATAGTAGTCGCCGTACGCGTTCTCGTCGAGCGCTGTAAGGGTGAGGCCATTATGGTAGCCGATGATCTCGAAGGCTGAGGCTTTGTCGCGTCCCTTGTCCTTGCGCTCCACCACTGCGATGAATTCGCCATTGAGGAGAGGGTCAACGAACTGGCCATATACGTCGCGGTCGTTGTTGATGACAGCCACCACGAAGTTCTTCGTTACACTCTTGTAATAGTCGTTAGACTCGAGGGCGGCGTTGGTGCCTGTGAACGGAGTGCTTCCCATCTGGTGCACCTCGTAGCCGGATTTTCCGGCCTTGAGGCCCAGTGCTGTCACGACGTTCTGGTGAGTCTCTGACAATGTTACATTTGTGAAGTCCACGTCCTCACGGTTGATGAGGATTGCGAGGCGCTCGTAGCCCTTAGCCGGCAAGTTTGCACAGTCTCCCGCCGGGAGACCCTGCTTAATAAGTCCGTTGCAGATGCTGTTGCTCATATCGTCCTCCTTTTTGAGTTAGATTAGTAAGCGATTGCAGCGTACTCCTCAGCGAGAACGAGCGCGCCAAGTGTGTCGGCTGCGTAGATGTAGTTCTTGCGGGTTACATCGTTGAATGTCACCTTGAGATCTGCCACCTGCTCAGCAGACTTCGAGCCTGCGCGGAAGTTACCCTTTGCGCCGTAGATTACGCGGAACGGCTTGTCGTAAGCCTCTGCGCTCGCGCTGTTCTTGAGGTACTCCTGGATGATCTCGTCAAACTGAGGTACCGCGATGAGGGTAATGCCCTGGTATATGGTCTTCTGGATGCCCGCGAAGAGGGACTCCCACTGGAGCTCGCTGCCTTTGTTGTTCTCCTGGATGTCGAGGTTCAACATGTCAGCGAATGCCTGAGTAGTGACGAACACACGGTCAGCCATTGTGCGGAGCTTCATTGGTGTGTTGATGATGAGGCTGTTGAGTACGCCTGTCGCTGCGCCTGGCTGACGCATTGCCTCGTACTGAGCCGCTACAGTTGCCTTAGTGTTTGCCTCGATTGCCACGCGTGTGGTCTTCTTAGCTGTCACGCCCTCGAAGAGCTGCTTGAAGATACCGTCGATGAGATTGAAGTACTCAGCGTTTACGCCGTCTTTGAGTGTGCCTTCTGCGTCCTTGTCACCGAAGAAGATAAAGCGGATCATGAGGTCACGGATGGCCTGCTCGAGCATAGGGCGAACCACCTGCTCCATGTAGTCGCTTGATGTGAGGTCGGCCATGTCTGAGCCGTTAGCTGCGAAGTGCTCGGCGATTGTGTTCTCGAGTTCCTTGTAGCAGATCTCCTCAGCGATCTCCCACTCCTGAAGGTCCCAAGTCTTCTCGGAAGCCTGCACGAGGTTCTTTGCGTATTCAGGGTCGCATCCCTTGGCCTTCTTTCCGAGGAGGCCTGCCTTGCCTACGAAGCCCAGCTTCTTGCCGTTCTCCTGCTTAGGCATGAAGGTGACGAGCTGTCCGAGCTTGTCGTCTTCGATGAGCTCAAGGAAGATGAGCTCGGCGAGTTCCTGCACTGCTCCGTTCTTCGGAGTCAATGATGTAAAGTCTATTCCTGCCATGATGTGTCAGTTTGTTAAGGGGTTATTATTCGGATTTCTTGCTGCGAGCTGCTCTGCGCGCCTTTACAGCGGCGAGGTCTGTTGCAGTCTTGGAAGCCTTCGGCTCTACAGTCTGATCTCTGCGGTCGCGAGCTGCTGGCTTGTAGTTGGACTTGAGGGACTTGTCGAGCCATGCCTTTCCGCCGGCCTTCTCGACCTTTGCCACGATGTCCTTCTGTTCGTCGGTCATCTGGTTTGCCTCGAGCTCTTTGATGCGCTCCTGAAGGTCTGCAATCTCTGCGTCCTTCGCCTCGATTTCAGCCTTGTGTGCTTCGTCTTCGGCTGGGTCCTCTTCTGGGTCCTTCTCTGGCTCAGCGTCGCGGATCTCAGTGATCACGCCGTCAGCCACTACGATAGTGGTGCCGTCCGGCATGAGGAACTCTCCGTCAGGTGTGGCGCTGTCGCCCACTGCCGGATCCTCGCCTTCTGGCTTGTCGATGTTGATTTCGGTGCCGTCCTGTGCTGTGAGAACGTAGCCTACAGGAGCCGGTGCGTCCTCCATCTTCACAGAAAGACCGAGGGCCTCAGCGAATGCCTTGAATGCTGAAGCCAGTGTCTTCTTGTTTTCCATATCTGATGAATTGGTAGTTGTGCGAGTCATTGTCGGGCGCTTCCAGCCTTTCGACGAGGCGCTCGCGGGTTCGATGATCTCGTGGATGAAGCCGAGTTCCTTCGCCTTCTCCATGTCCATCGGGGTGTCTTCCTTCATGATAGCCTCAAGGGTCTCACGGTCTGCGCCGGTGCGCTCTACCATGAAGTCGAGCGCGCGCTGGTTGTCATCGTCAAGACTGTTCGCGAGTTTTTCGAGGTCTTCCTTGCGGTATTTGCCCGAAAGAGTGTACTCAGGGAAATATGCGTCATGAATGAGAAGGCGGGCATGCTTGTAGCCCTTGCGCTCAGAAGCCGCCAGGAGAATGATGGCGGCCATAGACGAAGCCTCGCCCTCGATAGTGGCGATGATCTTCTTTCCAGTGGCGCGGAGTTTGTCGATGATGGCCCAGCCTTCCGACACGATACCGCCCGGAGAGTTCAGGCGCATGTCGATGGTGTCGTCATCCTCTGGGATGGACTCGATGAACTCGTCGATGCTGTTGAACGATACGCCGTCAACGCCCATGAACATCATGTACTGACGTTCCTCCTCGGACATTATGGCGTTGTATATCTTCAAAATCATAGCGTTGCGGGTGTTTTCGGCAAAGAAAACAAAAAGTGGCGCACATCGCGCCACTTTATTGCAATTTTCCACTATCAAATCGTGATAGTTACAGACTTTTCCATGTTTCGCAGGATTCGCCACACCGTGGCCTCCGAAATCACGTACCGGACCATGGTCTGATGGACGCAGTATTCCATCTTGTTGCCGTCGCCTCTGAGCTTCTGCACGAAGCGATAGATCTCAGCGTTCTTCCAGTCCTGGACACTGATGCCGGCCATGGCGCACTCCTGGAGTACGCGTTCGTGGCGTTCTATGAGTTCGTAGCGGGTCATGGTTGTTTAATGGTGCTAACGTCGTTTATCTTCTTCACGCGGTCCTGGACCTTGGTTATCTCGTCCACTCCGACGTGCAGGTTTACAGTTTTCATGCCAGCCGCCACCGCCGACGCAAGGAACTCGTAGCCGTCGCGCTGTCCTCCTGTTGCAGGGTTGAACGCCACGCCACCTCCTGCCTGGTTCAGCGACGACAGGAGTGGACCGAACATCGAGGTGCTCCTCGCGTTGATGACGCTCTCGCCGTTGCTCAGTCGTGCCGATATGCTGTCGCTCGTTCCGGATCCCGGACCGCTGACGAGTCCACCGGTGGCGAACTTGGCGCTCTTTACTGTCGAGATGGCACTTGACATGTTAGCCATGACGGTCGCTATAGTCGTAGCGACTGCCACTAGGTTCTGAGGGAAGCCCACGCTCATGGCAGAGCTGACGCCCTTGGCTGTTGCGACTCCTGTTTCGATGGCGATCTGAGCCAAAGCCAACACCTTGGAGAGCTTGCCGAGTTGACGGTTCTCCTCTGCGAACGTCTGAAGCATACCCGAGATGCTGCCGGCCACGTTAGCGAAGGCAAGCGCAGTGTCTTGTGCGAGTTGTTGCTTCTCGAGCTCCTGGGCCTTCTGCTTATCGAAGGCGGCCTTGCGCGCTTCCTGCTCTTTGAGGATGGCCTCAAGGTTCGCATTGAGTATGTCGTCAGTCACAGCCATAGCCTCGGCTTCCCACTCGTCCTCCAGCGCTGTCATGTCCTGTGTGAACTGCTCGCGGCGGAGGCGGATGAGTTCGTCGGTGCCTTCCTCCTGCGAGAGGCGGCGCAGGTCAATCTCATACGCTGCCTGCAGCTGCTCCTGCTTGAGTCTGAGCTCCTCAAATGAGCCTTCCTCCGCGAGTTTTAGGCGGGCCTCGATCTCTCGTTTCTTAATATCCAGCAGGTGGTCGAGTTCTTTCTCTGACACACCCTGCGCGACCACGACCGCCTTGAGTTCGGATTCTGCTGCCTTGATGCTGGCGTCCGCTGCCTTCTGGTTTTCTGCTGCGATCTGCTTCTTGGCTTCGACGAGCTGGGCGGTCAGCTCTCGCGATTTATCGAAGTAGGACTTCTCCGCCTCGCGCATTGCCACGTATGACTCGGCGAGGGCGTCGTTCTCTTCCTTGCTGTTCTCGGCGAGCTTCGACTGCTCGGACTGTATGCGGTACTTCTCCTGAGCGATCTCGTATTCGCGCTTCGCGATGGCCTCCTCCTCTGCCAGCGCCTCCTCGAGCAGCTTGATGCGCTCCTGCGCTGAGTAGTTGATTTTGTCGGCGGCCTTCGCCTTGAGTTCTGAGACCTTCAGCTGGCTGTCCGCGTTCTGCATGCTGACCTCGCGTTCGCGCTCCTGCAGGGCGATGCTGTCCTTCGTGAGCTGCTGCTCGGTCTTCATCGCCTCAGTTATGAGGCCCAGCTTGTCCGCCCACTTTGTCAACGCCTCGATAGCCTTCGCGAGGCCCTTGCCGAGTGTCTCGATGACTTTGTTCATCAGGCGGGTGCCGGCGTTCAGCGGAGCCATCGCCACCGATACGGCATTCATGGCGGCCTCGGAGCTCTTCAGGTTCTTTATCACGCCCTGGATGATGGTCACAAGGGCGCCCAGCACGGCGATGATAGGCGTCGAGGACATCGCCTTGAAGCCGTTGGTCGCCATATTGAGCGGGCCTTTCAGTCCTCCCAGCGAACCACCCATGCGGGTGAAGGCCTCGACGAAGCCGTTCGCGTAGTTTCCGACGTTGCGGTAGAAGCGCCCCGTCTCCGCCTCGCTGTTCTTGAGGTCCGCCGTGATGCCCTTGATCTTGCTCTGCAGCTCGAGCCCCTTCGCTGACTTGCGCTCCTCTTCGCTCAGCCCGTCGTACGCCTTGGTGACGTTGCTGAGCTCCGCGCGGAGGGCGCGGAGTGAGCCCTTCTTCTCTGTGTCCATCTTGATGTTGTTCTGGACCTCCTTCGAAAGCTCCTGCACCTGCCGGGAGTATGCCTTGGTCTCCTCTTTGCTCTGGGCCATGGCCTTGTAGTAGTCATCCTGCGAGATCTTGTCGTCCTTGAAAGCCTTAGTCAGGGCGGCCTGCTTCGCCTTCTGTTCGTCGATGAGGCGGTTGTACTCAGAGATGGCGCTGACCGCTTTGTTATTGTCAACGACCACCTCGAGGATCTTTGTTGTAGTGTCTGCCATAGTTCGTTTTTACGGTAATTGTAATAGTTCCACTTTGCAGAGGTCAGTCTCCGACGTCTGCACCTTCAAAATCGCGTAGTATTTGCCGTATTGGCGCAGATACACCGCCTTCGTGAAGTCCAGCGACGCGAGGTCGAGCTCATGCAGGCGGATGTTCACGCTGAGCGTCACGGGCTTGCGTATCGCCGCCTGATAGCTCTGCATATAGGCTGCCACGGCGCCCTCCGCGCGCAGGGTCTCGGGGAAGGTGAGGCAGCGCGTGCCGCCCGAGGTGTGATAGTAGCCGAAGATGCGCGGCTTGATGTCTACCTCAGTCACCTCGACGATGAGCTTCCCGTCGCTGTCGTGGCCGTTGCGGCACTTGTACTGCTTCGCCTGCCCTCCGATTGACGCGGCGAACGGGAGCTTCAGCAGGTCGCTGGACTCGCTGAGCGTCTGGTCGTCCACTGTCAGAAGGATGTCAGGATCTACCGTCTGCGGTACGTCTTCTTCCCAGCGGATGGCGTTAACCTGAGCGAACCCGTCCAGCGAGTAGGAGATGTCCTGGATGCCGTCGCCGCCGTCCATGTCGACCTTGTCGGTCCAGTCGTAGGCGCCCTCATGCTGCAGGATTGCATCGTATGACTCGATGAGCACCTTGCCGTCCTTGATGATCATGGCGGCACCGAACAGAGCCAGCAGGGACTTCACGAAGTCATACTGCCCTATGTCCGGAAGGTTATCGGAGACCGAGAAAAGGTTCGATTTCGAGGTGTTGATGGTCTCATGCGGGCGGATGAGGGCGAACAGAGGCTTCGACGAGTCGTAGGCGCTGAAGCTGTAGCCGTAGCTGCCCTGGTCCGAAGGGCCCGCCACGTAGATGGTGAAGTAGTCGTTCTCGTTGTCCATCTGCAGAGCGTCTTCAAGGTCCACCACAGTGTCGATCAGGAAGCCGCCGTCACCTGTGGGCGTCGATGGTATCGTGTAGGTCTGACCGCCGTGCGACAATTCGAGGTGCATCTCGTTGATCTTCGTCGTGCCGGTGTTCTTCACGTTCAGGATGATGCGCAGATCTGACGTCGTGCCCTTCTGTATGGATGACGACGCGCCGCCACTATACCCCTCATACGGCGCATCCCAGCCAGTCGTCCAGCTGGTGAACCACCAGCGGCCCAGCGCTTCGATATACGCCAACACTGTCGCCACTGAGCCCGACTGACGCTCCTGCAGAAAGCTGGGCTTGTGCGAAGGTGCGACAAGAAGAACGTGCTCCTTTGCGGCCTTCGCGAACTTGTCACCAAGCGTGAACGAGATGCCCGCCTTGTTAAAGATCAGGCGGAGCAATTCGTGCAAGGTGACGCAAGGATGCGGTGCAATGTTCGGCGCATTCGACCAAGCTCCGGAGTCGTACAAAGCGAAGAAGGTGCTCGCGGTTGCGGCAGACGTCACAGGCGATGCGCCCTTCCATGAGACGGTAGGCAGTCCGGTGAGGTCGGGCAGCTTCGCACCCGATGCGCTCCACGCTGACAGCTCGGGGACGGCGCCCCAAAGCAGGGTCACCTCGTACTCATCGGGGTTCGCGCTCAGCACGTAGGCGCTGGCAGCTCCGATGAGGTCGATGCCGTTGCGGTAGTAGCGGGCGCTGAGGTAACGCCGAGTAGTCGACGCAGCGTGTGCCGGCGCCTCAGGGCAGTCGAGGATCCTCGCGTTCCTGACGGTGCGCGGCAGCTTCACGGTGTAACTGTGCGACAGCTTGACCTCTCCGACCTTCCCGAACAGGTTGCTGCTATATTCCAGCGTTAGGCTGGTATCAGGGGACAGATCCACGTGCTGCCCTTCGATGATCAGTTCGTGCATCATAGCGTCACAGTGTTGCGCTCAGGGAGCTCGATAACGACTTCCAAGTCCTGAAGGCTTGGCGTATTGAAGCGGATGTCGCGCTCGAAGGTACCCGCGGTCACGTTGACGCGCTGCCACCTCTCTGACCCTGACGCGGTAGGGACGTAACGCTCCACCACTGGCGAGGTCGCCAGGCTGCAGAGGTCCTCATACTCCTCGAGGACCAGACCCACGGCGCCCAGCACCATCTCGCGTGCCTCACTGTACGACGCCTTCTGCGGGTTCCTGAAGATGCCGTCCACCGCGGCGCTCGGGTCGCCGGAGTAGTAGCGCTGGAAGGTGTCGCGCAGGGCTGACGTCGTGCGCAGTCTGGAGTTCTTGAACAGCCAGTAGCTCATTCCGCCCTGTCGGTTGACCCAGCGCAGGTACGTGCCATCCTCGGCAGTGCTGTGGTCAGGAATGAGCGCCATCTTACGGCACCCGTAAGATGGCGGGGCTGTTGTCGTCACCTCGACGACCGGCATGCTGATGATCTCTTCCTTGACTGCCGGCTTGAACCTGATGCCGATGGTAGGCAGCAGAAGGCATTCGCCCTCGCCTGACAGCGCCAAGGAGAGGCCCAGCTTCTCGATGTCTACCTTGACGTCCCCGTCGCCATCCTTCCACATCGCGAAGGTCTGCGGGAAGTTCACCCAGAGTCGGCGTCGGATGTCCCCGAACGGCTCATCCAGGGCGTCCTTCGCGCCATAGATGCCCTTCGTTGTGTCAAGTGTGGCGGTCTCGCCGTCGTAAGCGATGGACAGCGTGAAGGACTGGCTCAGGTCATTCACCAGGTCGCCGAGTTTCTGCGTAATCTCGTCGAGGTCCGGCGCGAGCAGCTGCATGATGCGGCTGATGTCGAACTCATACGTGCCGCCCATCGGGTCACGCGACTCGGTGTGCGTGCGCCCGGATGCCGTATGCGTCACCACGACGCCCAGAGGACCGTCGGGGTAGGTCGCCGTCACGATGACCGGCTGGCGGGAGTACATAAAGGCGAGCGCGTCTGGGTAGTCGACCCGCATGTACTGCCCGCCTACTGTGATAGTCTTGGTTCTCATTGTTCTATCTTTGTTGTGTTGTTAATGGTCAGCTGATTGGTCACCAGCACCGCATACGAGTCGAGGATTCGCTCACCGATGCGGTCGATGGTCTTCTGGATCTCCGGTGAGTAGACGTCAGAACGTCCGCCGTCGCGGTACAGCTTCGAGCCCTTGTGGATGATGGTGTGCGCCACCGCCCATTTGTTCAGGTCGAGGCCCTTGGCGTCTATCCACTCGCCGATGAGGTCCGCGAAGAACTTCGGCACGCGCTTGGGAGGCTTGCTCCACGGGCGCGAGCCCCTCTCAAGTGTGGCGAAGGCCTGACGACCCGTCAGCACACCCGCGAGACCGTTCACGCTGACCTGCATCGAGTCGCGGGTCTTGCCGGTCACTATCTGGTCGGCCTTTCCCATGTTCTCCGTGATGCGCCTGCGCAGGTCCTCGAGCTCCTCGAGCAGGATCTGCCTGATGTCGTCGTCTATCATAACCCGTTATTTTTCGCAGTTTTCCGGCAGTTCTGCCGCCTGGAAGTCCAGGAGCACCCACACAAGGTTGCCGTCCTGAGTGTTATACAGCACGTTGTACGTGAAGGTGTCGATCTGGCGCCACTTGTTACTGTCGTTCATGCGTTGGATGAGCTCGCGGCCCATGCCCAGCAGGCGCTCCACGACCTCCAGAGTCTTCTCGGGGTCCTGGTCGAACTTGACGGCGTCAGCGAAGCCCACCTGCACTCGTCGGGTGCACAGGTCGACCTGCCAATACGGGGACGCAGAAGTGACCACAGAGCCTTCCGACGTCTGCATGTGCAGACAGGCAGGCATCTGCCCCCTCGCGCGCATCTTGTCAGTCTGAGTGTTCAGATAATACGGCGTGCCGTAACAGTAATTCGGGCACATTTCCAGCGCTATGCGCTTTATTTCCTTGTCAGTGTTCATATTTTAACGTTTCTGATGCTGTTTGGCTAAGTTGGTGCGCACGTTCTGCAGGCGCTTCTGGTACTCTGCCTCGTCGATGTCGTTCTTGCGGCACTGCCAGACGCGGAGCCATGGTGTGTTGAAGGCGTCGTCGTGGTCGTGGATGCCCATGCGTCGGGCGTACCAGTCCGCGAGGCCGAACATGCCGAAGTTGAGCGTCTCGATGCCCGCCATGACCTCCGCGGCGTCCGGCTCACGCGCCAGCGACTTGAACAGCGCGGCGATGCGGTCCTGCTCCTTCACGACCATGTTACGCAGTCCGAGCATCGGAAGCGCGGGGGCTCTCATGGCCCACGCTTCGTCCTTGTCGAACAGCACCACCGCAATCGCGGCAAATACGCCCTTTTCAGCCCCGATAGCCTCCAACTGGATAAGTTGTCCCAGCGTGAGGTCGTTAAGGTCTTGTGGCGCATCTGTGAGCCCGATGCGGGCCGGAGCGGGCACGTCTCTCAACGCGGCGAGCTGGTCGTCCTCGAGAAAGGGCTCCCAGTGCAGCACGTCGGCCACTGTCTTCATCTTGAATCGGCGTGTCATCATTGTTTCAGTTTTCCGGTTCTTACTGTTGTCTTCTTAGGCGGGCGGAAGTCTGCAAGCTGTCCGTATGCTCCGTACCTCATGGCGTCCATGGCGTGGTCGAAGTCCTTGATCGGCACGTTCAGGCGGTTGCCGTCGGCGTCCACGTCCCACAGGTAGTTGCGGAGTTCGTGGATGACGTTCACGCTGGTCTTCGTGACGAGGATCTGCCACTGCTGCATCCAGGAGATCTGCGCCGCGACCTCCTTGCCCTTGTAGCTCGGATACACATTGAAGCCCGCGAGCTTGAGTTCGCTGTTCGTCTTCGGCTCGGCGCAGTCTGCGTACAGGCGTGGGCCCCTCTTAGGGAAGCCGTGAGCGTTGAGCGCTGCGATGATATCGAAGTTGTGCATTCCGGTCTTGTAGAACATCTCGTCCACGTATAGGCGCTTGCGTCTCACGTCCGCGAGAAGGTCCACGCCGGCGGTCTTCGAGTTCGTGAAGCCGTAGTCGAGCCCGCCGATGCGCACCAGTCCGGCAGCGTCAGGCATAGCGTCAATCTGCTCGAACTGATAGATGACGCCTTCGAGCTCTCCGGTGAGGCCGAGGCCATAGACGCGCCACCAGTTCTTGTTCTTCTTTCCCTTCTCGATGTCCTCGACCTGTGCAGGTGTGAGGAATCGGTTGTCCTTGTAGGTGCTGACGATGGTGCGGAAACGAGGGTCGGTCGCGAGCTCAGTGTGCGCCCAGAACTCATGCGTCGGGTTATAGTCCACGATGATGAACTCGCGCGTTCTGATCATGAGCTGGTTCGCGGTCTCCCACTTGATGTTCTGGCCCTCATTGATGAACAGGATGTCGCGGCTCGGTCCGTGTACCTTGCCGGGGCTGTCCGCACTGAAGAACTCAATGATCGTGCCTGAGGCAAACGAGAAGATTCGGTCGGTCGCGTTCCACCTCGGGTCGTCGCGCAGTGAGCCGGCGATGATGCCCTCCTTCTGCAGGATCTCCTCGAAGTCTCGGATGGCGCCCTTCTTCAGGTGTGGCAGGGTCTCTGAGACCACGGAGATGACCTTCTTTGCCACAAGGCCTACAGCGATGAACACAAGGAACTGCAGCGCGCTGTACGTCTTTGTGCTTCTCGTACCTCCGCGGCTGTCCACGCCTCGATATCCGTCCCGGTAGGCCTTCGCGATTTCGTCAAATACTCGAGTGGTCTCCATGCTCTGTCTGGTTTAGCCTTCGAGTTCGTCGCCTGTGATAGGATCGTAGCCTTCGCACTTTATGCGTTCGCCCAGTGCTTCCTGATAAGAGCGCATGGCTGAATATTGCCAAAGCATCAGCTTCTGTTTGTGTGGTGGTAATTGCATAAAAGTTTGGCTATTTGTAAAAGCCGCTAATTTTTCGGTGCGTCCGTTGAGTTCCTTGAACTCCTGGAGCATTCTTTCGATGTAGGGTTCCATGTGTGTTATTTGTTTTTGTTCATGATGTCCTGGAGGACCTGGGCGGTCTCCTGGTTCGTTACGTTTACCGTTACGCCCTTAACCTCGGCGCTCATGTCGACCTCCTGTCGCTCGACGTAGCCGCGGTGCTTGCCCTTGGTCTTCAGGTAGAAGATCATGAGCGACTCCGAGCCCTTGTCGCCCTTGTCAATCTTCTTGAACATCTTGGACTCCACGAAGTCGAGGGCGACCTCCTCGCACGCATGGCAGGCGTCGTCGAACTCCGGGTACTTCTTGCGCCATTCCCAGATGGTCTTGCGGCACATGCCTGTAGCATCGCACGCAGTCTTGAGCACTCCGAGGCTCTTCTCGTATGCTTCCAGGAAGTCGGCCATGGCCGCCTCGCGGTCCTTGGCTGTTCTGTATCTCTTTGCAACTTTACTCTTTCTCATGGTGTTGCTTGTTAAGTCGTTGTATAATTGCGAGCTCTCTGTCACTGAGTGTCCAGCGCTCTGCCTTTTCGCGCTCTGCCTTTTCGCGCTCTGCCTTTTCGCGCTCTGCCTTTTCGCGCTCTGCCTTTTCGCGCTCTGCCTTTACCGCGTCGCTCACGATGTAGCCCTTGCCGTAGATGGCCTTGCCTGTGGCCTTCTGCGAGTCGAGGCCGCTGATGCCCTCCGACTCCGCCACGGGCACACTGAACTCAATGCCGAGGCGGGACAGGATGCCCACCCACGACGAGGTGATAATGTGCGGCGGGTATGAGTACTTCGGGAGTTGTTTCTTGAGTGTCTTCGTAAATTCGTCGATGCCCTCCTGGACCATCGCCTGCAGCTTCGGCGCTGAGCGGAAGCGGATGCTGCGCGGCTCGAGGTTCGTCAGGAACGAAGTGTTGACGCTGGCGCCGTTCTCGTAGATAACAGCGAGAGTGCAAGGCAGCGCCGTGCATGAACCGGCAGAAGAAGAAGAGAACAGCGTGAGCGTTGGAGCAAACAGGAAGAACCGGATGCCCTTGCTGTCGTAGAAACGCAGGATCTCCGCCATGATACTGAACGGCGGATTGTCCACGACCACGCAGCCATCAGGGTAGCGCTCGTTCTGATAGTCGCCGCCAGGGTAAAACGGGCGCACGAACTGGTCGCGGGACACTCCGTACGTCTCCTCGACATATCGCGCCACGGCGTCATACACGGGCGCCGGAGTGTAGCAGTCGTCGGTGGTCTTCTTGAGCTTGAACTTCTCGAGGAACTCCTGGTACTCCTCGTCTTCTTCTGAGATCTCGCCGCGCGCCATGCGCTCCTCGAACTCCTGGCGCATGCGCTCGATCTCCTCCTGCGGTGTCTCACTCACGGAGGCGTCAGGCTGAGGGCCTGCGGTGTCCCATGTCACGTTGATGCCCCAGTCGCCGAAGTCGAACTCCGCCCAGTCCTTACGGAGCAGGCTGAGGTCCCAGGAGCCGAACGAGCTGTTGTCCTTCAGAACGATCTCCTTCAGCTTGGAAACCTTGGTGCCCTCTGGGAGCACGGCGCACATGATGTCAGCCCACTTCAGATACTTAGCCGCTGCGAGGCGCAGATTACCGCCTAAAACGACGTATCTCCCCTTGTATGGTACAACGATACACCCGCGAGCTTCGACGAGCTCAGGGGTGCCTTTCATGCTCTTCGCGAGTCGCTTGAGTTCCAGGTCGGTCCATTCCCTCGGATTCGGAGGGAGACCGGGGATCTGTCCGGTGTTGAAGTCCAGACGCCCGAGGGGTATGCGTTCGAAGGTCATCATACCACCACGTCCTCCTTGCCGCTCCAGCCCTGTACGGTGCTGATGATTCCGATCTTGCAGTTCGCGCAGTTGATGCAGCCGCGCCACAGTTCGCCCGTGCGCTTGTGAGTGTTCTCCAGCCACATCTTGTCGCCGTCTATCTCGGTGATCTTACCCACCAGCTTGCGGTCTGTGCCCCGCTGGTCCCTGTAGTAGATTATAACGCGGGAGCCCAGGAAGCTCGCGTAGTCTTCGGCGGCATCTCCGCCGGCGTTGAAAATCTCTTCGTTCATTGTACCTCAGTTTTTTACGGTTACGGTCGGCACGGGAAGGCTGTGCAAGCGCCGTGCCGCAAAGCTACAAAAATGGCGCGAGGTGCGCCACGTTTTATTGCAAATATTTTTCACGCATGGCGCGTATTTGCGCCAAAAGTGACTCCTGGGCGTTATCCTTCGCCGATATGGCTGAGATTACGCGGTTGTCGATGGTCCCCTCGCAGATGAGGCGGTAGCAGAGGACGGGGCGCTCCTGACCCTGTCGATGCAGGCGGGCATTTGCCTGCTGGTATTGTTCCAGATTCCACGTCGGAGTGTACCAAACGAGTATATGTCCGCCGCTTTGCATGTTCAAACCGTACTGAACCGAGGCCGGTTGGCACAAAAGAAGGCGTATCTTGCCCGCGTTCCACGCCTGCAGTGTCTCAGGCTCACCTGAAAACGTTACAGGCTGTAACGCCTTGAAATGCTCCTGCAGTCGGGCGAGTTCATGCTTGAACTGATAGAAGACTAGGACCGGCTCGTCACCTGCGGTCTCGATGATGTCCTCGAGTGCTCTGAGCTTTGCATCGCTGACAGTGTGCCAGCCGTGCTCGGTGTCATACATCGCACCGCCGGTGAACTGCAGCAGCTTGTTTGTCAGTGCTGCGGCTGTGACGGCTTCGATGTCCTTCCCGTCGAGGCTCATCAGCTGGTCGCGTTCGAAGTCTCGGTACGCCTTGGATTCGGCAGGGCTCAGAGCGATCCGGATGTCGGTCTCTATCAGGTCGGGGACTTCCAGCCAGTCCTCGGCCTTGAGGCTGACGGTGGTGTCCTGTATCTTCTTGCTGATAGCATCGGCGGCTCCCGGTCTCAGGATCCAGTCGTACACCACGTGGCCGTTCGAGCGTCCGGGCTTGAAGTAACGGGTGCGAAATGATCCTAACGTGCGGCCCAGTCTCTCGCCCATGTCGATGAGCCACATCTGCGCCCAGAGGTCCATGTGTCCGTTCGGGCTCGGCGTTCCTGTCAGCAGGATCATGCGGCGGATCCTCGGTCTGACCTTGCGCAGCGCCTTGAAGCGTCGCGCCTGCGGGTTCTTGAAGCTGGACGACTCGTCAACGATGACAGTGTCGAAGTCCCAGCCGCGTCCCAGATGCTCAGTCAACCATAGGACGTTGTCACGGTTGATCACGTAGATGTCGGCGGGTGTCTCGAGAGCTCTGATACGTTGCGCTTCGGTGCCCATGACGACCGAGACGCGCAGGTGCGCCAGGTGGTCCCACTTGGCGCACTCGGACGTCCACGTATTCTCCGCGACGGACTTCGGGGCTATCACCAGGACGCGCTCGGCTTCGAGGTAATCTTCCAGGAGTTCACGGATGGCTGTCAGGGTGGTGACGGTCTTGCCGAGTCCCATGTCTACGGTCAGGAAGGCGTAGCGGTTCTCGATGATGAAGTCCTTGAGTCTCGTCTGGTATGTGTGCGGCTTGTATTGCATTATTTGCAAATTAATTTGCGTTTTACATCAATTTTTTGTCAGAATCTGGCAAATGCGAACTTTTGGTCCCAGTCTATTCGCGCCAAGAGTCCCTCGAGTGTTTCCGTGCTGTCTATTACGTAACAGTCAAATCCCCGGGCGCGGATTTCCTTGATGGCATGTTCCTGGAGCTTGGTCGGTTTCTGTCCTGTGCTCTTCATTTCCGCAAAGTAGACGAGGCCGTATGGCAACAGGCATATCCTGTCCGGAATGCCTCGGTGGAACTGGGACGTGTATTTCAGCGCCATTCCGCCTCGGGCCTCTATCTCTCGGACCAGTCGGGCCTCGAGTGTCTTTTCGCTTTCTTTTGGTTTCATGATCGTGTCTTATCAAGGTCTCTTTTTTCCTGTTCGCATTCCTTGCACCAGCTACGATGTCCGGATACTTTTGTGAGGTCTTGAGCAAATTCGCTGATGGGTTTGGTTCGTCCGCAACATGAACAAGTGTACGTCTCGGGGACGTGGTGCTTCAGCCTCTCCCGGATTTCGCGCTGTTGCTTTGCCGCGCATTTTTTGCACTCGTTCCTGAAGCCTCCGCGTCCGTCTTTGCTGAAAAATCGGAGGGCTTTATATTCTCCGCATATCCTGCAGGTCTTGCCTTTTTCCAGTATTGATTCCATGTCTCTGTCGTTTTATCTGATTATCCCATCGCCGTCGCCGTCTATGGTTCCGGCCTTCTTTCTTGCTGCGAGTTTCTCGAGGTTCTCGGCTGCTACGTCTTCGAGGCTCCATCCCATTACACCAATGAGTCCCGCGAGTTGCCATAGCATGTCGCCCGCTTCCTTTCGAAGTTCGGCCTTGAATTCCGACCCTTGTAGTTCATAGTGTCCCTTGATTGTTGGAAGAATCCCGTTGCGCTCCAGGGTGATGTTTTCCTTTCGGATCTGTTTCGCGACCTTGCTGGCGAATTCTCCCAGCTCTCCTACAAGGTTAAGCATCATGTATGCGAAGTTGTCGCAGGATGCCATGCAGGTGGTCATCGCTTTCTGTTGGTATTCGTTCAATTCCATATCGTTATTGTCTTTTTGCAAAGTGTCTAAAGTCTTTCGGTTCGAAGATGCCGATGTGCGGCTGGTCTTCGTAGAATTTCAGGACTCGGGCCTCCTGGGCTTCGTCCTGCCAGCATCCGTCCATGTGGTGGAAGAGGCAGAGGTTCCAGCGTCTTGCGTCGTCTTCGTGGTTGTCGTATGCCTCGACGTCGAAGGCTTCCTTGCCGTGCTTGGTCATAACCTGCGTCTGGTCTACCATGAAGGAGTGCTGGTATATGTCGCGGATCCTCTGGACGGCTCTGTCGATTTCGTTCGCGGCTCTCTTTCGTGCGAATCTCCAGTCGCTCTCCGCCTTCCTGTCCTGGAACTGCGCGTCGAAGTACTCCAGGAGCTGCATGCTTGCTGTGGTCGAAATGTACAGGGCCGTCAGTATGAAGTTAAGGCGCTGCTCTTCCTTCCTGAGTCTTGCCTGCAGTCTTGCCTCGCGCTCTTCCTTGATCTGCGTCAGCGTCTGGAATCTGTGGCAGGCGTACTGGGTGGCGCGGACGGCCTGGTTGCTCTTCGTGCAGAGTCCCATCTTGCAATGTCCGCACTCCTGGCAGGTGTGTCTTGTATTGGTTGTGTTTGCCATTGCTTATAATACGGATCTAAGGTTTGATATTACTTTTTCGAGGTCGTCTACTGCATCCGATACTTCGTCGTATATTTCGGACACGTCTCGTGTGGTTCCTGTTTCCTGATCGTACCAGGTCGCCATTACCTCTTCGAGCAAGTCGATGATATCTTCTTTCGTTGGCCCTCCGTTCAAAGGTGGATACTTTAATTCGCGTAGGGTTTTCTCTACCTTGTCCGCTGTGTTTTCGTAGTTCTCGATGCTGTTCCGTTTCTTGGTCTGCATCAGGTCTTGGAGTTGTTTGATGAGTCCACTCATGCTGATTTGTGTTTTGTTAAAATTTCGGTCAGTGAAACAATGAAACAATTTTTTCTATGGAATCTCTATAATACGCGTTTAGGTACGTGCGTAGACGCTTTTGCTGCCTAATTGCGTATTTTTATAATTTCAAGCCCTTTTTATTGTTTCATTGTTTCAGTGTGCCTTTAATTTATTGAATGTTATTTTGTTATCTGTGAAACAATCCGCTGAAACAATCCGCTGATTATTGTTTCATTGTTTCAGCGCTTCGCGTTGTTGTTTCACTTATTGTTTCAGTCTTCGTCTACGATTTCAAAGGTCCTCTGTGCCCCGTATACCTTGTCGCGGTGGAGGCCTATCGGGCGCAGCCAGCTGAAGCTCCGCAGGATCTGATTTATCTCCTTTGTCCGGTATCGTGTGCGTTCGTCTATCGGCTGCCCGAAGCACTCCGCGAGTACCTCGACGGCGGTGATGGTCTTCCTTTGCGTCTCTTCCACGAGTGCCGTGATCTCCCCGTTGTTTCCGTATTGGAAGAAGTCGCGGCGTTGCTTGGCTGTCAGCTGGTCCCAGTTCTCCGGGATCGGCTTACGGATGAAGGCTTCGATGATGCCGGTTCTCTCGTCCGCTGCGACCTCGTTGTGTTCTTCCTGGCGTTGCTGTGCTACCTTCTCGAGTTCGCGTGGGAGATAGAGCCTTTCGCCCTCTCGGAATCTGTGCACGGCCTCGGCCCATATCTGGTCGCGTTCCAGTGGTAGATCTTCCCAAACGTCGCGGATGATTACGTCCTTGTCGCACTCTACGGTCCAGAACCTACGGTTGCCGGTGTCGCCCTTCAGGAAGGCGGGCTCGTTCGTCGTGGCGAAGAAGACGCACTGTCTTGGGTAGACCTCGACCTTGCGGCCGTACGCTGGGCGATATGAGTCCTCCTGCTTACTGATGAACGCCTTGTATGCCTCGGAGGTGGATTTCTTGTAATTGGTCAGCTCGCCGAACTCGATGAGCCACTTGCCTCTGATCTGCTCCATGCCTTCCTTGCCTTCGATGCTTGTGAGGCTGTCGTCGAACCAGTCGCCACCCATGATCTTGACGAGGGTGGACTTGCCGATGCCCTGGGGGCCTATGAGTGTCAGGATGTAGTCGTACTTGCAGCCCGGTCTCATTACGCGCGCCACGGCTGCTGTGAAGTGCTTTCTTGTCATGGCTCGGGTGAGGTCGTTGTCCTCGGCTCCGAGGTAGTCGATGAGCAGGGTGTCGAGTCGTTCCTTGCCGTCCCATGTCAGGCTCTCGAGCCACTCGCGTACGGGGTGGAACGTGCGCTGACTCATGGCGAGGTCCGCCGCGTCCAGAAGGGCTTGCTTGCCAGTAAGTTGGTAGGTCTTACTTATATAATCAATCAAGCCGTTGTCGTCGCTGTTTCCCCAGAACGGATCCGCTTCGCTCGCTGGTCTCCATGGCAGGTCTGAGCAGACGCAGTCGCGTCCTCTGAAGGCGTCCCTTCGTATCTTGTCGCGCAGGTTCGGGTCGTTTCGGACTATGAGTCCGAAGTTATACGGCGAGGGCAGGAAGTGTCGGCGCTTTTCGTCCATCTGCATCTCTTCCATCCATGTGGTGTCCTCGGTCGCCGGTATGCCCGCGAATTCGTCCGAGAGCTCCTGCATGCGCTCCTTTGCGCGCTGTCCCTTGACCTTCTTGTCGTCCCTTGCGAGGCGTTCCATCTCTACGAACGACGGGAGCTTGTTGACTGGTGTGGTCTCAGGATCCGTGTCGCTGTCGAGTTCTCCGTATAGGTGCAGGCGTACCAGGTCGAAGGCGTTGCAGAGCTTGCCTCCGCATGGGTCGGTGCCGTGGTGTGAGAATGCCCAGAGGTTGTCGTATGTTACCATGCCGCCGTGGGTCGAGCCCTCTGCGAAGGTCCAGCGGTCCTCCTGGGTGGTCGGTGTGTATACGCCCGGCAGGAAGGTCTCGATTGCTTCCGCGATTCCGTAGCAGCGGCAGAACGCTCCGATGATTCCTGTCTTCGTTGTCGGGTCTTCCTGCTTCGCGCCCTTGGCTGTCGGGGCGTGTGTCTCGTGCACGGGCCACTCCGCCACGTTGCGCCAGTCGGTGTAGGAGTCCAGGATCGCGTCCGCGTCGGCCGGTTCGCCTTCGCCGGTGAGTCCGATGAACTCCGCGTCGCGTGGTGCGCTTGGCCAGTACATGAGGCGGCTCGGTTCGTAGGTGCTTTGGTCGAAGAGGGCGATGCCTATGTCGTCCGCGATGCGTCGTGCGATCGGGCAGTATTCCTCCGCCGTTACCTCGCGGGAGAGTGGGACGACGAGCCTGAAGCGTGGGTCTTTCGGCGTGTGGCTGTGCGTGGTGTAGAGGCACCAGGCTGTGCCGGCCAGCATGTCCGCTATGATCTCCGGAGTGCTGCTTGTGCCGAAGTCTATGTCAAGGGTCACGAGCGAGCGTCCGGTGACGTCGGTGGCCTTGCGTCTTGCGCCCTGGAGCGTTCCTCCTACGAAGCCGCCGCAGTCTTTGACCTTTCCCTTCTGGGTCTTGGTCATGGCCTTGTACTCAGCGACGGACTCGGTTGTGCGCTTTACCTTGGTGAGCTTGGCGCACAGCTGGGGCCACGTGATCTCGCGCCTCTTCCACTCTGTCTCGAGCCTTGATCGTCCTGTTGTTATTGTGTACGTTTTCATGCTTTGGTTTATTAAGGCGGGCCGGTGCCCGCCCTTGTCGTTAGAGTTCTTCTGTGATTGTGCGGTAGCAGGTGACGGTCCATCCGTGCTCTCGGAGCAGGTCCACCATCTGTTTGTCGGTCAGCGTTTCGCGCACTACGACCGTCTGGGTCTGTTCTGCTTTCGCGGTGCGCTTCTCTGCTTTTGCCTTGCGCGCCCTCTGGGCGTTGTCTACGCTGACGCAGCGCTTGCACCATGACTGATGTCCGTCTGAGGCTTTCTTGTCTTTGTAGAAGTCCGTGAGCGGCTTGGTTTCTCCGCACTTGGAGCATGTCTTCGTTGCGTTGGTGATCTCGATTTCTATTGGTGCTTTAGCCATATCTTCTTCTTTGTCTTCAGGGTTAAACGTTAGGTCCATTTTCTTGGCGTGGTCGCATGCGGACTGCAGTGCTCCGACGTCCTTCCGGTAGTGTCGGCAGTAGCCGCCCTTCTGATACAAAGGGCAGTCTAGGCATGTGACGATTCGGCTCATCGTTCGTCCTCCTGTGCGTTATGGTTCACGTTGTGGCCCCAATCGTACTCGTCGTTGTCTAGTCTGTCGTCTTCTTGTATTTTCTCCGCGTAGTCGTTGATCCAGTCAGATAGGCTTGACATAGAGCGACAAAGGGCCGCGGTTCCTGCGATGATGAGCAGGAGACCGATTGCAGATAGTAATCCATTCATGCCTTTGCCTCCTCCCTGTGTTTCTGCTGTGCCCAGACTACGCCCTCGATGAAGGCTGCCTTCGCGGCTTTCTTGAACATGGTCTCGTACTGTTCTGCGTTGAGCTCAGCGGCTGCGCTGACCTGCTCCACGGTGATGTCGTCGATGGTTTTATACATAATTTTATTTTTTAATACGTTAGTCCTTCAAATAGTACGGCGTGATATATCCTGCGCCCTTGAGCGGGAGGTCTTCGGCCCAGTCCGCAGTCTGTGCGAACAGATCCTGGATGGCTGCGAGTTTCCCCTTGGCGTTGTCGCACCAGTCCTCCACTTCGCAGACGATCTCGTCGTGAACGTGGAACACTACGTCGAATCGGTCTTCCACTGTTGCCAGCGTGTGGGCGAGACAGTCGCGGGCGATGGCCTGCACGATGTTCTCCGTCAGCTTACCTCCGTAGGTCTCAATCCATCCCCACTTCTTCGTCTGACTGTCGACGCCCTGGAACTTGAGGCTTTCCTCTCCCCATCTGTTCAGTCCGTAGGTCATGTGGTGATAGCATAGCAGACGTCCGGACGGGAGCTGGATGGTCATGGTCTTGTCTTCTGGGCGTCGGTGGAATACCAGCCCGCAGGTGGCCTGGTCGATGCCTGTGGAGATGCAGCGCTTGGCTGCGGTTTCGAGCTTGCGCCATGCCTTCACGATGTGAGGGTTTGCAGCGCGCCAGTCGTCCACGATGCTGGCCATGTCTGACTCGGTGAGGTCCATGTGGTAGGCAGCCGCCATGGACTTGAGGGCGTTCACACCGCCGCCGTAGCCGAGCGCGAGGACGGCGATCTTTCCTTTCTGTCTGCGCGGGTCGGTCTTTCCTATCTCGCTGATGTCGCAGCCGTACATCTGAGCGGCTGTCGCCTCGTAGATCTTGCCGTGACCGCGGAACACTTCGAGCACCCACTCTTCGCCTGCCAGCCATGCGAGCACGCGGGCTTCGATGGCGCTGAAGTCGCACACTGCGAAGGTCTTGCCCTCAGGCGCCACGAAGGCGGTCCTGATGAGCTGGCTGAGCGTGTCCGGCACGTTGCCGTAGCAGAGCTCGATGGTGTCGAGGTCGTCAGCCTTGAGCAGCTGGCGTGCGAGGTCGATGTCGCTGAGGTGGTTCTGCGGGAGGTTCTGCATCTGGACGAGCCTGCCTGCCCATCGGCCCGTGCGCGTGCCATGATGCTGCAGAAGTCCGCGGACGCGTCCGTCAGAGCAGACGCACTGCTGTATCGCGGTGTACTTGGTGTTGCTGGTCTTGTTGAGCTCTGCCCTGATGTCCATTACTCTGGCGACGTCGTCGTCATCGGCGGCGGCCTTGATGTCCGGCAGGTCCTGCTTGCGGAGAGTGTCGAGCTCGAGGCCTGTCTTCTCCTTGATCCAGGCGCGCAGCTGTGGCGCGCTGTTAGGGTTAGCCAGTCCGGTGATGCGCTGGGCTTCTGCGTTGAGTCGGGCCTTGCAGATGATGTCAGTGCGGACGGCGTTGTCCACGAGGCCGAGGTCTACGAGCACGCCGCGGTCGTTGATGGCTTGATCGATGGCGTAGAGCTTGCGCTCGTCATCGGTCGGCTCCAGCCATGCGAGGGCCTTGTCAAGCTCGCGTTCCACCTCGACGTCCATGCGGCAGTATTCGCAGAACGTAGCCCAGTCCTTCGGGTCATCCGTTGGGAGCACGCGCTCCTGATCGCTCAGCAGTGTCGGAGGGTGAGGGGTGCAGAACTTCTTGATGAGGGCTTTGCCTTCGGTCATCTTCTGCGCCTCGAGTCCGAGAGCCTTGGCGGCTTCGCCCAGGCTGAGCGGAAGGCCGCAGCGCGCGCACTGTACCATGGTGCACTCCCACTGCGTAGGGTCCAGCTGCACGCCGAGCATGCGGCTGAGGCAGGTGCGCTCGAACGTCGCATTGTGGGCCACCTTGACCACGTTCGGATCTGCCAGCGAACGACGCACGGGCGCAGGCAGTGTGACGCCTGATGCGAGGTCTATCACTGTCACCGGAGCATCGTCGAAGGCATAGGCGAAGAGCAGGATCCTGAAGTCGGGATGCTCCGCGTACCTGTAGACTCCGCAGTCTGCGAGGGACTCAGGCGAGTACGTCTCGATGTCGATATGTAGTCTTTTTGTCATAGAAAAAATTTTGTTAGAAGTGGAAGGCGTGGCGGGAGTCGAACCCGCCGCTGGTCTGATGATGGAGTCAGGCCGCCCACCGGGGCGCCTTGTAGGGTTTAGAATACGTCGTTGTCGTCGTCTTCGAATGGGTCTTCGATGTCGTCGATTACGTCGGCGTAGTCCGCATCGACGTTTCCGCCGCCCTCTCCGAAGCGCTCGCCGTCCTTCGACTTGAGCACGCTGTTGAGCATGCATGTGATGCCCTTGTTTACGTCCTTGTCGTAGCCTACGAAGGTCACTGAGGCGTAGCCGTAGCATCCGCTGTAGAACTCATCCTCGTCAGTGATAGGCACGAGCTGGGTCTTTCCCATGACCTTCGCCTTCTTCACGACCTCAGGCTTGAACGTGCTGGACGCCTTGATCACCCAGAAGTCCTCGAGGTGGAACTTAGGATCCCAGTCTTCGCCGTCCTGGATCTCCACGACTTGGAACTTGCGCGGAAGGGCGCCGCCGAACATTGTGGTTCTGGTCTTATCCTTGCACTCTTCGATTGCGTTCTCTATTTTCTTGTAAAGCTCCTTGTCAGTCTTCGGGAAGGTGAGCACGACGCCGTAGCGTGGACGGTTAGGGTCGAGCTTTGAATCCGGTGTGAAGACGTGGACGAAGTTCATGCGGGCCTCTCCGATGAGGCATTTTACCGCTGTCTGATTTGTTGCCATAATTTGTCAAGTATTAAAGGTTTTCGATTATGTCTTTGAAGTCTGCGTTTGCCTTGCTGAAGGCGGGGCGTGCATCGCTCTCCGGTACTAGTGTCGGCTTGCCTTCCGGCTTGATCACGTACTCACCGAGCAGGGTGTTGAATCCCTTTTTCGTGAGGGCTTTCTCGAGGTCTCCGATGCTCTTGAGCTCTCTCGGCTTGAGGTAGTTCTCCTCAGGGATGCCCGCGTCTTTCAACGTCTGCTGGGCGGCTGCTGCGTTGCTGATCTTGCGGATGCTGCGACCTTCGACGAGCTTGTAGCCTGGGATGGTGTCGCCTTCCAGTGCGGCGTCAAGGGCGAAGTCTTCGACAGAGCTGATCCATGCCTTGATGGTGTCGAAGTGAGGCAGGAGGGCCGCTATCTCGTCGAGGCTCATGAGGCCGGGTTCGGTCTTGTTCTCTGTCACTCCGAGGGTGTATGCTGCGAGGGCCTTGCACTTTGCTGCTACACGGCAGAACTTGCAGTGCTCGCCCGGGGTCTGTTCGCCTTTTCCTTCGAAGGCTAGCTTCGCGGCTGGTTTGAGCACGTTGTGTGCCCAGTTCAGCAGGTCGGGCGCGGTCATGGTCCAGCTGGACTCATGTCGAAGGCGCGGCTGGATGATGGTCATGCGTACCTTCGCGATGTCGTAGAACTCGCCCTGTCCACAGTAGGCACCGAGGGCGTAGCACATCATCTGCGCGTTGTGGTCGGCTTCCACCTTGACGCCCTTGCCGTACTTGAGGTCGAAGACTTCGAGCGTGTCGTCATAGATCAGCACCGCATCGCTTGAGCCGAAGCCTTCCGGGATGAACTCGCCGAGCTTGAGCTTGGATTCTATCAGAAGGACTGCCTCAGGGTCTTCGAGCTTTGCGCCAAGGTATGCCTCATACACCAGGCGGACGTAGTGTTCGTACACTGTCTCGGCCATTTCCCTCCAGTCGAAGCCCTCCAGTTCGCAGGTCCTGCAGAACTCAGCGATCATAGTGCCTCCTGTCTCGAAGAACTCGCCTGCTTCAGGCATGCTGTCGTAGTCGTTTTCGAGCAGATGTCTCAGGATGCCTTCAGCCATGGCGTGGGCGATGGTTCCCTCGCGGGTGTAGGCGGTGTCCTTGTTTGGCACTGTCGCCTCGAGTATCGCGGAGGGAGTGCACGTCATCCACCTCTTAGCGGACGACGGTGCCAGTAGTGCGTGCGCTCCCATTATGCTGCGAGTTTAGCTAGTCCGTCAATGAGCTCCTGTCGTCTCTCCGCTGGACACTCCACGCTGGATGCGATGTCGAACGTGTCCTTCATGTAGCTGCGGATCGTCTTTGCTGAGACGCCTCGGTCACGTGCTGCCTTGACTGCCTGACGGGCTTCATCCTCGGTCGGTGTGTTCTTCTTTGTCGGCGCTGGTGCGTCATCCGGTGGGAGGTCATCGTCATCTGCTACAGGAGCAGGTGCGGACTCAGGCGCTGGTGCGGGTTTTTCCGCTGGTTTCTTGGCCTTTCTCTCAGTCTTAGGCTCTGGCTCCGCTGCGGGTGCGGGAGACGAAGGGAGAGGGTCAAATCCCACTGCTGCGGGTGACGCTACGATCTGCGCTCCGAAGATCTGACGGAGTGTGTCGATGGTGGTCTGCTTCAGGCCAACCTCGACTTCTACATTAATTTTAATAGGTTCCATTTTTACGAGTATTAGAATGTTTTGGAATTTTTGCGAGTTTAAGAATGCCTTCCGAACAGCTGAAGGGCGAGGGCGGCGTCCGTCACTATGGTGCGCCCCTGCTGCCGTATTGCTTTGCTGATTACTCCGGAGCTCTTGATGTACCGCGCCTGGCGTTCAGAAACGCCGAAGACTTGCGCGATGCCCTTGATGCCGTAGACGAGGCGGGGCTGAGCTGGTTCTGATTCTTGTCGGCGTCGGAGGGACTCCTCGACTGCCTTGTCGATGACCTCCGCGAGCTGTGCCACGGTGAGGTCGATGATGCGTGTGTCTGGGTTCATGCTGTTTTGCTTTTTGTTTGTGGCTCCCAGGGCAGGTCTCGAACCTGCCGGACCGTCGGTCGTCGCGTGTCTGCTTTTTGCTCGCCGAGGGTTGACTCCTGCAGTCTCCTGGGAATGTGCGGGGCAGTAGGTAGCCCCGCTGTGTTTTTTGTGTCTATAGGCTCCGCGCCTCACGGCGTTGGTTGATTATGGAATGTGATCCTGAGTCTGCGGCCGGGAACTCGTCAGGATCGGGGAAGAACTCATCCGGTCTTTGGCAGACTCGGGCGGGGCCGGCCGCTCCGAGCCTTGCCTCTGAAGTCCCTGAGGGACGTCGCCGCTATCCAGCAGGCGTCAGGGGCGGGGGTGTTATAAACCTAAAACTTAATATATGAGCAGTAGAGGACCTCGCGGCCGTCTTTGTGGGAAGGGCGGGATTCGAACCCGCGGTGCGTCCAGATTAATGCCTTCGACCTCTCAGCCACCTTCCCATTGTGGCGGGCAGGGGTCCCGCCGGTAGATCGGCAGAGCACCAGTCTCAACTC